ATTGAACGGCTTACTCATTTTATTCGAAAACACTCCCATATCAGACCACGGGTTTTGTCTCTTTTACGAGGCACACCCATAGCATTAATAAGAAAGATAGAAGATCTAATTCACTCAGTTATTGACTGTTTTGTTTTGGCCTTCGGCGAGTCTATCGTAAAAGACTGGTCGAGAGGACTTCGTATTCTTATTGTTAAAGTTTGGCAGCATATCATGAGCAAGGGGGACTATGCCCCTTGCCTTGGTATGTGGAAGGACTTCACCCATAGCACCTGGATTTATGTATCCGGAGCTCATGTTGAGGTCCAACCAGAACCTGGCAAACGAAACATATTTTCTCGCTGGTCTAGAAAATCCAGTGAATTTATGAGTCGCCTAAAACTTATCACTGATAAGGAAGGCGCAGAGGTCTTTGGAAACTTCTGTCAATCACGGGGCATGCCCTGTGGTGGCCAAACGGCCGAGAAGAAATCCTATGATCGTTTTAAGGGTACTGTGACAAGCACTTTCCAGATGGGCATACGTGATCTAGCTGATCTTGATCGCACGTCCTTCTATATTGGAGAGTACCTTAAATCCGTTTGGGGTAGTCATCTACCACAGTCTATTTGTCACATTAGTGTGGCAAGTAGTGGTGACTACAATCTATCCTCAAAGGCTGGCGGACGCGGTGAAATGATTCGCTCGAAAATGTTCGAGTATCTCACTGTCGTCCCCATAGAGGACAAGATTATTGAATTGCCTTATGGCATCAAACTTTCAGATCAAAAGGGTATCCCCCGATGGAGGACCTGGCTCAGGACTTATTCAGTCTTGGCACCCGATACTGTAAAGTTTGGAGAATTGAGGCACTCCTATGGCGAAGTTTTCGTCACGGATGAGCGTCGATGGGGCTTTGACGAGATCTTAGGATACCAAATTTATGCAATAGCTTTACTCGAAGCAAAGCAGTTTGGTTTCTTTGACCCAGACAATTACGTAGTGTATTGTCCTGAGGCGATCCCGTCAAAATTGGCTTTCCTACCTGAAACAGGTGGTAAAGTCAGAATTGTTACTACCACATTGTGGTGGAACATCATTATCCAGCAACCAGTCGGGCACTTCTTTCGAGAGGTGTTATCTCGACATCCTGCTGCACGTGATGGTCTTTCTAGGTCAGAACAAGCAGCCTGTTGGATAAAACGTCTCAACAAAGTGTTGAGAAATGACAGCTGTAGATTGTTGTCATCTGATCTGTCGGAAGCGACAGATGTGATCCCCCCTGAGGTTTCGAGTACTCTACTTGGAGCATTCGCTCGGGGCTTGGGTCTAGGTGACAACGAAGTGATACAGCATGCCATTGTTTTGGCTTGTTCGTCTCGTCGCTTTGAAGTTTGGAAGGGGTCTCGACTCCTAAACAGCTTTATAAGCACGAGAGGCATTATGATGGGTGAATGCCTATCTAAAGCTGCGCTAACACTACTTAATTTAGCGTGCGAGCAAGAAGCTTTTGAGTTCTTCTATTTGAATTACACCACACCAGCGCGGACATTGCCCGCGCCATGTGAGGCTAATTCATCTAGTTGGCGTTGTCTTCATCTGGTTGGTGATGATCATGGTGC